GGGCGAGCTACACGCCGTGCTCATCGCTCACGCGGAAATCCTGTTCACCACACATCACGCTCCAGGTAAGGGGCGGCACGAACCAGGGACAGGTCTTCGTTGCCGAAGAGCAGATCCTCAAGGTCGCTCACGACCTCAACGCGAAACTTTCCATAGACGTAATGGACATACTGCATGAACTCCCCATCATCGGCAGAGGGTGAATCCTTCATCAACTGCAAGAGCGCCGAACGACCGCCAAGACGGTCGAACTGCTCCCTAACAGCAAAAGAAAACAAGGAATCATCCAAATCATGTATGGTCAACCCTGTAGCGAGAAAACGTTCTACAAAGAGCGCCATGATGGGCCGATAATGGCGGAACTCATAAGCATAGGAAAGGGCCTTGCCAGCCATGTAAGAATTGTCATCGACATGACTTTGATTGGCGCGGCCATTAAACCGCCCCAATGCCTTTCCCAGCTTAGGGATCATGAGGTGTCCATTAGCTGTGGGTATGAACCTTCGCGAAAGGAATTCACACTGGACCAAGGCTTCCGAAACCTTCACCTTGGCCTTCATGTGAGCTAACTTAGCAAAGTGTTCATAATCGCGGCGAGCTCGCTTGGGTATACGTTGATTGGTAACACGCGCCAACATGTCGTCACCGAGGACCAACGCCTTGACTCGTAAACCAAAACGCTTCGCCCAAGCGAAAAAGATGGTAGAATTCCAGATAGAGTTCCGGAACGTAGTGGAAGTTGACCCTGAGGGTAACTGATACCTCAGGCGTGCCATAGTTCCAAAACGCCTGGAACGAGCAGTATAGACCCTTGCCGCCCGGATGACATAAGCCAACCAAGGCGGCATGCCTAATCGAACTGCAAACTGGTACTCCACATCAGAAGCATCCTTGACCTGCATCTTGTCGTTAGCTGAAAAGTCGGCCTCTATAAAAGGCCCCGGACCTTCCATGTCCGCAACGAAGGACTGTGGGGTGTCACCATAAGCAATGCGAACACTAATCCGAGGATCAGTGTCAGCATTGTCAGAAGAAGAGCGTACCAAGCGCTTGAGGCACTCTGCCATAACTGGTCCAGTGACCGCGTTATGGAGGTCAGTGGAAGCGTTAACAATGCGTCCAGCCCACTCAGGATCATGTCTCTTCATCAAAAGCTCAACTTTCTCAAAGACATCCTTAGCAGCGAACTCCACTTGCCTATAGTGCTCCAGGCGCTCCACCACTTTAACCAAGCGCTGGCGCTTGGCTAAAGGAAACTGTGTCACCCAAGTGTCGAACAGTTCTTTTGTCCAATCAATAATAGGCAGTTGCTCAGGCACCAACTGCCTGAGAAGGGATTGTCCTGCCTTAATTATCGATTTATCAACCTGAGCGTTACTAAAGTAATTGCAACGCTTGTTGAAGGCTGAAAGAAAAGAGGCAAACGTTCCATCTGTCAGCACAGGGTGATTATCCTCGAACAATGGACCAAGAATATCCTGGCGCATGTTACGAGATAAGGCCCTCTGCTCATCAGCATAGACTCCAGATGCCAATTGTATGTCCATCGGCACTTGTGGGTGCAGTACGAAATTCTGCTTGGTGCGCAATCGTTTCGGTCCGTACCGCCACGGCTCACGTCTGGGGCCGCGATCGAGGGCGCCGCCGGCCGGACGGGCCATGGCGGTAATGGTGGTTGTGGTTGGGGTTGTGGTTGTGGTTTGGGTTGTGGTTGTGGTTAAATTGACG